GAAGTTAGATTTGAAGGAGATGAAAATAAAGTGTTTATGATAGAAAAAGTTGAACAAGGTATTTTTCCATTCTCTCCTGTAACAGGTTCAATAATGGTATATCTTAATAAAGAAGTAACTCCTAACACTAGTTCCTTAAATATAGATCAGTTTGTTGTAAGAAGATATACTCCTGATCCTAGTTTAATAATTATTGAAGGGTATAAACCTGCAGGATCAGAAGGACCCTATATTTTAACCCCCGAATTTGTCTCTCCTGAACTAAATAAGGATTTAGATAAGTATATAAGGGATCTTACTGAAAAAGGTTTGCTTTAATAATATTTATTAATATAATATATTTATAATAAAAATAAAACATGGGCTATTTAAATAATCAAGTCGTAACCGTTGACGCAATATTGACAAAAAAAGGTAGAGAGTTACTAGCAAAAAATGATGGTTCTTTTAGAATCACCCAATTCGCTTTAGCAGATGATGAAATCGACTATACTCTTTACAACCCAACACATCCTTCAGGTTCATCGTTTTATGGAGAAGCTATTGATAATTTACCTTTATTAGAAGCCTTTCCTGATGAATCTCAAATAATGAAGTATAAACTAGCTACTTTACCTAGAGGAACAGCTAAACTTCCTGTTCTCGATTTAGGATACTCTGCTATTACTTTAAAACAAGGGGCTTCTTTGGCAATAACCCCACAAACCCTAAACTACCTAGGTAACGCCCAAATTTTTGAAACAAGTGGATACTCAGCTACCGTCTCTGATGTTAGATTATTTAGTACCTTTACAGGAGTAGGAATCAATACAGATGCTGCTAACTCAGCAAATGTTAGTGCTACTTCAACTTTAGGAACAAATGTCTCTAAAACTATAATTGGAACTCAAATCAATTTAAGAGCAACCACAGTTAATACTCTATTTGGTTCAAATTCTCAAATTTCAACAACAATTACTGTTGTAGGATTAGATAGTGGAGCAAGACTAACAATCCCAGTTACTATTACACAAACCAATTAAAAAATCTTAATAAATGAGCTTTAAAAGATTAGATGCTGAAGATTTTGTAGTAAGTAGTGATTCAATCACTTCTACATTATGGTCTACAGATTCCCCAACCTTAACAGAATTCTACACTTCCTCAGTCCAACAAGCAGGATCATCAGGAGATTTTTATCTATCTGTTTATCAAACTTCCTCAACCGAAACAACCGCTTTAGTTCAATTTGATATAGCATATGCAGATGCAGGTGGAAGTGGAAGCACTGCATATAATTCTGCAGTTCCTGCTAATACTCCTTCTAAATCAACCTACGGTCAATATCGAGCTTTAATTTTAGAGGATGAAAATGCTAATTTTTATTTTGGTACAGATACGAATGTAATAACAGGATCAAATTTTTGGGTAATATCTATTGAAAGAGCTCGATATAAAGAATCCCTTTTCCCAGGTTCCCTTAATATCACCCTCTCAGGGTCAGGAGGCACAATCCAACTTACAGATAATTCTAAGGATGTTTCTGTTAATACATTTTTAGGAACCTCTAGAGTATACCAGTTAGTTTCTGGATCTAATGGTTCCGCTATTGCTGGTGGGGGATATGTTCAAAACTCCGGCTCTTATGGATTAGTATTTCCTGAACTAGGGACAATTCTATTAAACCCTTATGCAATAAATCAATCAATAGGAGTTACAGCTGATAGAACTGTAGGACTAGCCAATGGAACTAACAACTCTACTTTATTTACAGCTATTAGTGATGGAGGAAGTTTTAGATTAAATTCCCAAGAAACTATCACCTCAGATTATATCTTTATTAGAGCTCGAAATTCCGAATTTAACTATACAGAAAACCCTACATTTATTTCAGGATCAACGGGAGAAATAATTTATTCAGATTTTATTAACAACCCACAAACATATATTACTACTGTAGGAATGTATAATGATTCCAATGAGTTAGTAGCAGTTGCTAAACTTTCGAGACCACTAATTAAAGACTTTACTAAAGAAGCCCTAGTTAGAGTCAAATTAGATTTCTAAAATGAATGAGCGTATTCAAACCCTTCATAACTTCTGACGTTATAGTCTCTCCATTTAAAGTAAATAAATCATTTACTTTCGAAGGGAGACCCTCACTAACTGGATCTGGAATAGATCTATTTGAAGGGGAAAATACCTCTCCGGATCTATGGATCTCAGGTTCCACCCAAACCGGATATATATCATCACAAGATAAATATTTAATATATAGATCCATACGAGAACTATATTATTATAATTATTTATTGGATAATGATGGTTCTCCGGTATCAACCGCTTCTTTTAATCTTGATGGAACTATAGAAGGGCAAAAATATACCCCTAATGCATATAATTATCTTCCAAACACCCTTTTAGCCAATAGATATTTTCCTACGGGGTCCGGGAATAAAATAGGGGTAATATCTATTCCCTCTAACTTATATGGTGAATATATAAAACCTGGTACCTTCCATTTAGAAATAGGACCTGTTCTCTCAGAACCAAGAACTATACTTGTTGATGATGGAGAAGGCAACATACTAACAGGAAGTCTTAAAGTAGGAGATATAATATACCAGCATGGTATGATCATCCTCACTAGTGATGGAATCCCAGGTCAGGATGGATATGGGTTTGTAAACTATGGTTCAACTAATTATGGTGACGATGATGTAGATTTTGTAACGGATTTTATAAACAATCCTGATATAACTTGTAGTTTCCAAAGTACAATAACCCTATATGAAACTCAATATAAATGTACCATTAGAGAAAACGAATCCAATTTTAGCCAAAACCCAACTCTAATCTCGGGTAGTTCTAATTCGGGGGTTTTGTATGATTTTGCAACTGGATCATACTTTACTCCATATATTACTACTATAGGGTTATATAATAACGATAAAGAACTTTTAGCTGTAGCTAAACTATCCCAACCACTAAGAGTATCTGATACTACTGATACCTCTATTATGATTAACTTAGATCTTTAATAATGAATTGGGTATACAAAGATAAACAAATTCTATCCTTAGAGGATATACCAAATAATACTTTCGGTTTTATATATATTACAACACACCTTCCAACAGGAAAAAAATATTTAGGGAAAAAATCCTTAATGTATAATGTAAAGAAAAAATTAACTAAAAAACAACTTTTAGAACAAAGTGGAAGAGGAAGAAAACCCACAACTGAAATAATATCCAAAGAATCAGATTGGAAAACCTATTATGGTTCTGAGGAATTTATTAAATCCTTAATAAAAGAAGGTAAACAATCGGATTTTACTAGGGAAATTATTCACTTTGTTTCCAATAAAAAACTTCTTACATATTTTGAATGTAAGTATCAATTTGTATATGGAGTTATTGAATCCGAAGATTGGTTAAATACCAACATCCTAGGAAAGTTTTTTACAAAAGACTTTGATTTTTAATAAGGGTTTTTTATATTAATCTTATGGTTAATGAACTTCTAATAGATTTAGTAGATAGAGTTTTAGGTAAAGGAAAACGCACCTCAAAGGGAAATCAAGCTTATCATTGCCCATTTTGTAACCATTCTAAACCCAAACTTGAAATAAACTTTACCGAAAATAAAAAGGGTGATAATCCTTGGCACTGTTGGGTATGTGATAAAAGAGGTCTTAAATTAAAAACCCTATTTAAGCAAATTGAAGCTACACCTGAACATTTTGCTGAATTAAAAACATTAGTTAAATCTGGGGATTGGGTGATAGAGGAAAAAAAAGTTTATTCTTCTTTAGAACTTCCAAAAGAATACCTTCACATACTAGGAAACGATAATATTTTAGCAAGACATGCTCTACTATATTTAAAAAAGCGTAATGTTACTGAGGAAGATATAATAAAATATAATATAGGATATTGTGAATATGGACCCTATGAAAATATGGTCATAATACCTTCCTATACAAATGAAGGAAAGCTAAACTATTTTACAGCTAGATCCTTTAAAAAAGATTCTTTTATAAAATATAAAAATCCTGATGTCTCTAGAGATATAATCCCCTTTGAAAATATGATAAACTGGGATTTGCCCATAATCTTATGTGAAGGCCCATTTGATGCAATTGCTATTAAACGAAATGTCATTCCATTATTAGGAAAAAGCATTCAATCAAGCTTAATGAAAAAACTTGTCTTATCTAAAGTAAATAAAATATATATAGCCTTAGACCAAGATGCTATTAAACAATCTTTAAATTTTTGTGAAACCTTATTAAACCAAGGCAAAGAAGTTTATCTGGTAGAACTTCAAGGGAAAGACCCAAGTGAAATGGGATTTAAAAATTTTACAAATCTCATTCAAAAAACCCAACCATTAAACCCGTTTAAGTTAATGGAGAAAAAAATCTCATTGCTATGATTAAAAAAAATGTTAAATATGTACAAAATCGAATTTTAGAAGTTTCTGAAGATTCAAAACAAATTACTCTCCCTGATTCTCGTTATTATCGTAGAAATGGAGAATATTATCCTTCAATTACATATGTTTTAGGATACTACCCTAAAGGAAAACATTTTGAAGAATGGCTTAAAAACATGGGACGTTCAGCTGATTATATAGTAAAAAAAGCATCAGAAGAAGGAACCCAAGTTCATCAAATGATTGAAGAATATTTAGAAGGCAAAGAAATGAATTTCCTCTCAGAAAAGGGCACCCCTAAATATCACCCAGACATTTGGCAAATGTTTCTTAGATTTGTTGAATTTTGGGAAGAATACCAACCAGAACTAATAGACCAAGAAATCCACCTATTCTCAGACGAATTAAAAGTAGCAGGCACTACCGATCTTGTATGTAAAATAGGAAACGATTTATGGATAATAGACCATAAAACCTCTAACTATATGCAATCTACATATGAGATCCAAGCAGCAGTATACGCTCAGTGTTATAAAGAATGCTTTGGGGTAATGCCTGATAAAACCGGTATTTTATGGTTAAAGTCAACTAAACGTAAGGCATCTAAAGGTAAAATGCAGGGGAAAGGTTGGGAAATGATACTCCCAACCAGAACTATTGAAGAAAATGTTGAAATTTTTAAAACTGTAAAACGCCTGTTTGAATTAGAAAACCCCCACGATAAACCCGTATTTACAGAGTTTAAAACACAAGTCAAAAAGAAAGATTAATATTTATAACCATGACAAGTCTGGTTAAATTATTAAATGAGATCCTAAACCCACCAAAAGCTATTATCATGGCAGGTGGAGCCTCTGTAGGGAAATCTACTATACTCAAATCAATCCAACCCCAACTTTCAGGATTTAATAATCTAAATGCTGATAAGTATGTTGAAGATCCTGATTCACCTTTATATGGAAATTTGGGAGGTGCCTCCTCTAGAATTAAAAAAGAAGATTTGCCGAGAGCTATCAAATCTAGATCTAATTTTATATATGATACAACAGCGTCAAATATAAAAACCCTCAAACCCTTAGTTGATGAATTAGAGAATGAGGGGTATGATGTTATGATGCTAATGGTATATGCACATCCAATAGTATCTTTTTTAAGAAATTTTAAAAGAGAAAGAAAAGTACCTCTAATTGGGTTACTAAGCACTTGGACAAGTGTCTATAGTTTAATTGAAGACTATAAAAAATTATTTGGAGACAACTTTATACTAATCACCTCCCCAGCATCAACACAAGAAGAAAAAGATCAAATAAAAGCATTCCAAACTGCCCAAAATCGTGGTAAACTTAAAGAATATTTTGAGGATTTAATGTCAACAGGGGAATATAAATCTACTTTTAGAAAAGATGACTCTGAATTATCTCCTGAAGAATTAGAAAAAATAGAAAAACAAAGATCTCAAACCCAAATGTATACTCAAAAAGCTATAGAGGATTTATCTCAATCATTTGATAAAATACAATCTTCAATTACACCCCTTGATAAAGATGAGTTACCTACTCTAATTAATAAATTTTTAAAATGAACAGATTCTCCAAATCCTTATTAATTGGGTTATTAGAACAAGAAAATCATATTGTAGCTTTTTATGGAGGTGGCTTTAAACCACCAACCAAAGGACACTTTGCTGTAGTAAAAAAATCCTTAGAACAATTCCCTGAGTTGGATAAGCTTTATGTAGTCATTGGGAAAGGAATTAGAGACGGAATCTCCCAAGATGAGTCTTATTCAATTTGGAATATATACAAAAAATATTTGGGGGATAAAGTTGAAATAATTAAAGCAGATTCATCACCTTTAAAACATGTAAAAGATTATGTGAAGGAAAACACTAATCATAAATCATTGGTTTTAATAGGAACTAGAGAAGAAAATGATGAGGATGCACAAGAATTCACCAAAAGAAAAGAGTTTTTTGATCAATATGGAAGTCATGTTGATGTAAAAAATATTATAACATCTGGAGGGGTTAGTGGGACTAAAGCTAGAGAATCAGCTAAGATCTCTAAGGAACAATTTTTTCAATATATTCCTTCTGAATTAACAGATGAAGAAAAAAATCTGATTTTTACATATGTTCAAACAGTTATTCAAGAACAAGCTATAAAAAAGGTAGCAAATAAATCAAAAGAGTTGGGTAAAAACTTTGCTCAAGCCTTTAAAGACCAAAAAGGAGATTTTAAGGGATTTAGATCTTTAGTTTTAAGAAACCTTCTAAAACAAGATCTCACCCCAGAAGAAACAGAAAAACTCAAACGTAATCTTACCGACATACTCAAAACAAGTGGGGTAGCCATAACCTTCCCAATTCTAGGAGCATCGGGTAACGTGCTATTAGGGTGGTTAACTAATAAATTAACTAAAGGAAAATTCACAACATTACCCTCTAAATTTAAAGACAAACTTCTAGAACAAAAAGTAATCGAAATACTTTCAGGAGTAAATACCCCCCAACCTTTAAATGAAAATGCTACTTATTCTTCTAACATAGATTATAAACAAAAAATAAAGGATCTAACTAAACATATGTTAGATAAGGGTATGAATATTTTGCCTTTACCTAAAGTAGAATTTAAAAATGGAAATAAAGAAAATGCTAAAAATTTCTTTGGGAAAACCGCCTATTATGACCCCAACACAATGACAATCGTTCTTTACACTGAAGGACGTCATCCCAAAGATATAGTTCGATCATTTTCACATGAAATGATTCATCATATTCAAAATTTAGAAGATAGATTAGGTAACATATCTACCCAAAATACCTCTGAAGATGATCATTTAGATAAATTAGAACGTGAAGCATATTTAAATGGGAATATAACTTTTAGAAATTGGGCTGATAGTTTAAATGAAAATATAAGTCTTTTTTCTAAAGATGTAAATGAATCTAAAAAATCACATAATCATAACTCTGGTTTTGATGATAAATTAGGTAAAGATCCATTTGGTTTAAACCAATTTGCTAGAGAGATAATGCAAGAAGATTCCTCTTTAAATGAGGGAAAATATGACTCTCTAACCACCCAGATATCTTCCAAAATATTTAATTATTGGAAATCTAAAATAGACCCAACATTAGATATAGATGAGGAACAGGTAATTGAATATAAATTCCCCATTAAATATAAAAATCTTTATTTTGACGTTGAAACCAGACTTATTCTTGACCCCGGAGTGGATAAGTTTGAGATTCTTGATTCAACTGGAGCAGGTACAGATAAAGAAGGTGACTTTATAAACGTTCATTTTAGAACAGATCCTGAAGGATTACCCAATGAGTTTGAGCTCATATCTATGATGATAAAAGACGTAGTTAGACATGAAATAGAACATTTAACACATAATATAGGATCTAAATCTAACATTAAATCCAAATCCATAGAAGATGATTCTTTGATTCGTAAGGCCATCAAAGCCCACCTCCTCCCCCAGGCTGAATATTTTAAATTAGATAAAGAAATAGATGCAATGTTGCAAGGGATGTATCTAAGATCTAAAAAATCTAAACAACCCTTTTCAAAAGTACTAAATAATTACCTAGATACTCAAAATATAACACCCAAAGAAAAAAAAGAAATACTACAACTTTGGTCTAAAAGAGCCCAAAAATTAAACCTCCCTCCAATATTGCAAGAATATCTTGACCCATCCCAGGTTAATATTTATCTTGATATGGATGGGGTTTTAGCAGATTTTGACCAAAGATTTCAATCTCTTTCTGGTATGAGTCCTAATGAATTTGAAAGCAAGTATGGGATCCAAGAATTTTGGAATTTTATAGATGAAAAACATAAAATTGCTTTTTGGGTAGGTATTCCTATTATGAATGGAGCTCAGCAATTGGTAAATTATGTTTCAAAATACCACTATGAAGTTCTAACAGCCCCATCAAATGAAAAACAGTCAATTTTAGGTAAAAATCTTTGGATAAAAAAACATATAGATTTATTTGGAACAAAACCCAAAGTAAATTTTAAAAAGGCAAAAAATAAACATTTGGTTAAACCCACTTTAACTAAAGGTGATATATTGATAGATGATAGAGCAGATACTATAGATAGATGGAATGCTGCGGGTGGAACCGGGATTTTGTATAAAAGTTCCTCACAAGTTATAAATGACATGAAAAAATTAGGTTTATGAGCATATTAAAAAAACAATTCGGTGAAAGAGATATCCAACGCATCCGAAATCTTGTAAAGGGTAAGTCTGGAGAGAGAACTATTAGTGGGGTAGGTTATTCCAAATCTGTTGAAGGTCCTCATATTGAAGGAGATATTTGGGAAGAAGGAGGAAAAACTTGGACAATACGTGATGGAATTAAAGAGAATATTACTAAACTAGATAAATTCAAAAAAGCTACTGTCCCCTTATTTTGCCCTAAATGTAAGGGGGTCATGGATAAACAATTAGACCCCCATTATTATAAATCCTATGGTGAGTGTGTAGAATGTAGAGCAAAATTTGAGACCAAACTTAAATTAGAGGGGAAGTGGGAAGAATATATTAAAGATACTCACAATAAGGAAATTGACCTTTTAATTAAAGAATATAAGAATTTTTATTATACACGTCTAAATGAAAGCACCCAAGGATATGTAACTGAATCTGGGGAAATTGAAAAGTGGGTTGGTGGTATAAATAAACAAAGAGCCGAAGAGTCTTTAGAAGATGTAATAAAATATCTAGAGGGACTAAAAAAATAATATTTATAATAAAAACATTATAATGAAAGATAACTTTGACTTAAAAAAATTCTTGTGTGAGAATAAAACCCTTGAAAACTCTAATCCTTTCCTTTCAGAAAAGAATGATCCTTTAAGAGCTAAAATTCGTGAAATTATTCTAAAAGAATTAGAAGACTATCAAGACTTTGATGAAGAAGGAATAGACATGGGGGAAGAAGATCTTGAAGATATATTTGGAGGTGAGTATAATATTGATAATCCGGATTTTGACCCATTGGGAGATGATGAATTTTATGCTGGAGAAGATGAGGATGATCTATATGAAGCTAAAAAAGATAAGGAGGATGTAGAAGATGAGGAAAATGTAGAAAGTGAAGATAATATTGACGTTACAGATGAAGAGATACCTGAAGAAGGAGGAATGGATATTCCTGAAATGGATGGGGATGAGGGAGAAATCCTTAACCATTTAATGAAAGCTTTAGGTATGGCTAAGTCTTTAGGAGATGAAAAACTTATAAAACAAATAGGAAACACAGTAACCTTCCTAACTCGCCAATATATTTCAGGAGAATAAAATGCCATACGAAAGAAAAGGTAAATGTATCTATAAAAAACCTAATGGTGAGAAAGTAGGGTGTTCAGATACCATAAATAAGACTAAAAAACATCTTCAAGCCCTTTATGCTTCTGAATTAAATGAAGTTCTTCCCAATACTATATCCCCTGAGGAACAAGCCAAAATAAAGACATTTATGAAGGCTTTTATGAAAGATAAACAAACTTGGATAGATAAATATGGTCTAGAACAAGCTAATTTTGTAATGTATAAAACCGCGGTTAAGAAAGCCAAGGAAGAAACTGAAAAAAATATTGGGGAAATCAAGATAAGTTTACTAAGAGAACTCATCAGGGATACTTTAAAAACATATTATTCTTCAAAAATACTCAAAAATGACTAAAGAAGAACTTAAATTAAGAATTATACAACTTGCCCCCCAAGTATATCAATCTTATAAAAAATCCAAAGAAGCATCAATCGAATATGATGAACTGACCAAATTCCCAGAACTTAAAAAAATATTAGTTGATCTTCTAACCTCAGAATTTGATAATTTTTTAGCTTCTATAGATTGGGTTGCCCCCCGTCCAACCACTTTTAGAATCAACCTTAAAAACGACCAAAATTTTTATTTAATTTATGGTAAAAGAAGTTGGATAGCTCAAGTTGAAGGAAAAAAATATTATCTTCTAAACCTTCCTGAAGAAGAAAGAGCAGCTGAAGCAATATCTCGTATTTTAAGATATGGTAAAAAAGAAGAAGAAAATGTAGTAGGGTTAGAAGATGAGGGAATGGGAAGTGAAGAATCCCCGGCAAGTGAAGAAGAAACCCCAACAGAAACCACCGAAGAAACACCTGAAGCATAATGGATATTTTAGAACAATTTTTATATAGTATAGCTTACAAGTTTCCTAAAGGATATCCTGATATTAATGATTCTGACGATTATTTATTGATTGAATCTGAATTAAAAAAATTAGGAATTGATTTAGGAGAAGCTAAAGGTCCCTTTGAAAAATTATCATCGAAAGCCCAAGAAATTGCTCTTGATATATCTAAAAACCTAAACATCCCAAAAGAAAACCTCCTTTCAGATAGTTCAAATAGAATTATAATTTTAACAGATGAGTCTAGACCGTCACTTATTAAAAAACTAATAGATTTGGGGTTTGAAAGAGACCCAAACATTAAAGGATCATCTCAAGGAGGAGTAAAATCTTCCGAAGGCATAGAAATAATCCTTAAACCCCTTACAGGCCAAGGATCCCAATCAGCTGGAAAAGTAAATGAAGCATCATTTAATGATTTAATAAACTCCCATATAGAAAGTTATGGGAAACCCATTACGGTAATACTTAAAAGTTCTTCAAAAAATATTCAAATCAAAGATGTATCCCAAGCCATAGATGCCTCTGCCTCTGGAGCAACCGAATTCGATAAGGCGGATACTCAATTATTAAACTCCTCAAAT